ATCCATTGTAAAGAGGGGATCGAATGTAGTAATCACTTCTACGTGTAACACTTCTTGATTTTTATATCCAGCTGCTGTTATGTCTGATACTATTACATCTGCGAAAGAGCAAAATGCGCTGGTTAATGTATGTGTTATAGTAACCCATTTGTTTTCCTGATCTATGTTTATATCGTATATTAGGCCTAAATCGTATATGTTAATACTGATCTCAGGATCAAATACTTCTCTTAGATTTTCTATTACTTGTTCTTTATCAATCATTTCTTACTACTCTATTATTTTATCATCTACGATTACTGATGCATTTGTCTCTATCCATACTCTTGCACCGCATGATAAAGGTTTATCTGGCGAGTATATGACTTCAGAAGGGCCCTGTATGGTCACTGAATGGCCATAGGTGTTGCTCTTTGATGTTTTGCATGTTATAACAGGGTTGCGTTCTCCTGTCTTTTTATTCTTTCTTATAACGTGCATATTGATGTGTATACGTTTCTTCATCCGTTTTCATCCATTTGTTAGTAGGGATACTACTTGTCTTGTGTGTCTACATTTACTATTGTACATGAACCCTTTGCACTCACATGTGAAGCCCTTATCGTGCATTGTTATCTTGTATTCATCACCCTTATTACTACCCGCAACTGGCCATATGGTGTTTACGAGGAAATGGTTCTTGGTGACGATCTCTAATGGTTTGTAATATCTTTTCATTATGTTATTTTATCTTTGGCAGTTTTCATCAATTCATCATTACCCTTTGTCAATACTTCAAGTAATAGTTTCTTCTCTTTTAGGTATACCTTTGCAAAGTTTGCATCATACTCCATTATGGAGGCGGTATTACTAATAAGATCAGCAAGTTTAATTGTCATGGCATCAGGAGATGCGTTTGCAATATGTGCTCTATCCAATGATTTACGAGTGGCTCTATTCCCATCTTCAAGTTTACTAACATCTGTCAACCAGAATACCAAATCAGCAACATCATTCCCAAACGAAAGCCTTATATCCTCTAGGCTCACATTCGTATCTTCAACCACATCATGAAGTAGTGCAGCTGCAAGCATCTCTGGTGTGTGGGAAACTGTTTTGACGATTTCCATCACTTCTATTGGGTGTACAATATAGTCCTCGCCAGTGTATTTTCTTTTCTGTCCGGCGTGGGCAACTGTTGCAAACTCTAGTGCTTTGTGTGTTATATCTTTCATAACGAATCTTTCTCTTGATTATACCTAAGTATAACATACAAAATAGGGTTTGTCAAGTTAATTATGCTCTTCTTGTAGTTTCTTTGGTTTACCGAATATGCTATCTGTTGTATCAAACCAGCATGATTGGCATAGTGGACCATGTATTTCATTTCCCCCTAATGATGCTTTACCATTGGATTTAATAAAATACTTTAGATAGTGTGCAATAGATGTTTCTTTGTCGCACTCAATACATATCATATCAATGGTACGTAGGACTTGGCTCTAGATATTCATCCCAATATTCTTTGCATATTTTCATGAAGTTTTCTTTGGTGGCAATTAATGAGTATTCGTATATCCAATCGTCAATCATTCCTTCATCGATAGGATCGTATCCATCTCGTTTTATATCCCAAGCTGCGATATCACGAATGACTGAATTTATTATATCTGTTGAGTCATCATGATTATTCATTTGATTGCGATTGCACCAATGAACATATGGTTCTGCCAGAATGTCTGCACCGCCTTGAAACCAACATCATTTAACATATCCTCTATCTCATTCCATGAATTAGGTTTTAGCATATTCTTGAGAGTTAGCTCTTTTGTCATGATATCCTCATAATCAAAGGATGTTCTCTTGTACTCATAATATATAGTTCTTATCATATTCTCAATACGGGAATGTGTTGTGTCTATCTTCTCACCGAATATAAATGCTCCACCTTCATTCAATCCATTGTATATATCCTGTAGTATATTCTTTCTACAGGAATAGGGCATGAATTGTAATGTGAATAGAGATGTAACAAGAGAGCAATTCTCAAATGTATAGTTCCTTATGTCATCTTGTATAAACGTAACATTAGAGCTACTTAATTTTTTTGCTCGTTCTTCCAAATCACCAAAGAAACCTTCTGCAACCTCTACTCCAACATAGTTTGCATCAGGACATACCTCTTCATTATGACTCAGTATACGGGCGGTTAGTTTACCTGTAGAGCAACCTATGTCAACTACATTCGTATTTGCCTCAACAAAATACCTTGAGAGACTCACAACATCATCTAGAAGATCACTATAACCTCTTATTGACATATCGATATGATCATCAAATCCTTCTTGCCGATGTGCAAATGTAAAATCAGTCATTATATTTATCCAATACATTAGTATAGACAGCCTCAGCAACTGCCTTCATCATTAGTGGTGGAACCATTCTACCACATCGTTCTGCTTTTTTTGAATGTTTTCCCGTTAATATAAAATCGTCAGGTAGAGACATTATTCTCTTCAACTCAGCAATTGTAAACTTTCTAGGTTCAATCCAGTGACAACCACCAGCACCAGTTTCAGCCGCACCTGTAGCTGTGAGAGTGGGTGATGGTTTAAACCTAGAACATCTTTTTACATTAAAGTGATGACCTTTAGGATGATAATTGGCACCTGTCAAAACTTTTGGTGGATCAAGTGGCATAAGTGCAACTGTATCTTTATAGTGTGCTGATGCTGTCCATCTCTTTACAAGATAGTCTAATTCTTCTTGATCGTATTCAAGGCCTTCAAATGCTTCTTCTAGTGTTATAATATCTTTATTACCGTCTGGAAATATACTGGCAATATTCATGAAAGTAAGACCAACGGCACTAGTTACATCTTCTCGTACACCGATAAATATAACTCTAGACCTAGTTTGTGGTACACCATATTTTACAGAGTTTAATATTTTTGCAGAAACATCATAACCAATTTCTTCAAACGTATTTGTAATCTTGTTAAAATATTCTTTGGCCTCACCCATTGTTAAACCAGCCACATTCTCTGCAATAATGACTTTAGGTTTGATATCCTTAGCCACTCTCAAAAACTCAAAAAACAAATCCTCAATATTCTCTACTTTCTTACCATCAGAGTAACTTTTTGTTTGCCCCCAACCATCAGAATGTTTACCACCTGCTCCATGAGAGAGAACTCCTGCGACACTAAACGCTGAGCATGGTGGAGAACCATCAAGGATATCAAGTTCACCAACACCAATACCAGCAGCATCAAGGAAATCTTTACCTGTAAGTTCCTTGATATCGCCTGGCAGTATCACGGTATCAGGATAGTTTTCAGCATAAGTCCTCTGTGCTTCTTCAACGAACTCATTTATGACAAGAACTTTACCACCAGCCAAACGATAACCAGTGGATGAACCACCACCACCAGCAAAGGTGGAGATGACTTTAAACTTCTCTTGTGCAGATGCATCATATACATCTTTCATTAAGTAAGGTGTGTATTTCATTCTATAAATCCTTCTTGTTCTGTGCAGATGCATAATATACATCCTGTAACTTATATGTGTAATACACCATTGCTCCAATCTCTACAAACGTCCATCATTCTTTTCCTATTCTTAAAGTTAATCTCTTGATTATTTAGCAGAGTTCCAAACAGCTTATCTACACCACTACCAAGGTGTAAATTTATATGAGTCTCTACTTTACCAAACTTTTTAAGTTCTGTAAAGTCCCTTCTAACAATTTCTTTTTGTTTTGGTGTATTTAATTCTCTATAAGTTTTACTCATCAAATACTTACTAACAGCTTCATCAAGGTATGGTGTAATGTGTTTCTTGTCATGTTCAACAGCCACCTTAGTATGCCAATCTAATCCAGCAGTATTTCCAGCAGAGAAATAAGATTCTCTAAACTGATTAAAGGTTAACCTTTTCTGATTATGTTCCTTACAATATGCTACATAATTTCTACCTCTTTTCATAGAACTATATCGCATCATCGCTTTCTTACTTACACCAAAATATCCATCAGCACCCCAACCAGTAGCTACATATTTTTCTTGTATTAAAGGATAGACATATAAAAATGGAAAGACTGTTTCAAAATGAGTTTTCTTCCTACAACCCAACGCAACAAGTCTATGCCAATCTTCAATCAAGTTATCTCTAGGCACAATTACTGGAGTGAAGTCCCATCTCATCTTATATGCAACCTCAGCTGCCTTTGCAAAGTCATATGACGTTTGATCTCCTAGCTGAAAACTATACGCATGAACTTCTTTACCAGCTCGTTGTGCTGCAAGGCCTACTGTTATAGAATCAACACCACCAGAAAGTAGGACGGCAACCCCACGATCTGGCACGTTGTTCTTGATGTGATCCTCAAGCAGCTTTCTTATCATTTTTCTTAATCTCTTTTAGTTTGGTGTAATCTAAATTTCTAAAAGAAATTGTAATTTCAAATTTCAGTGCTTCTGCAAGAGTGAGTATCGTAGATTCTACCTTAGTTTTTCTAGTAGGTTGGATTACAGGATTACCATATTCATCTTTCTTTTTGATAATCTTTTCCCAATCATCATATGCAGAATCTGTTTGATGTAGCCACAATATTAGCCAATTTGGTTTTTTTATTGCTGTTTTATTTTCAGTTTGTTTAATAAAAGTCTCCCAATCATTCCATTTGTTAGAATAATTAGTGGTTTTCATGATAAAACAATGTGTTGTTTTATCTGTATTAGCTTCTGCCAAATCTTCCAAATCTTGGTCACTATAATGAACTCTTGTCTCGCCAATCCCTATTATTCGTTTTTCCACTATCTTTTGTCTCATCGAAGCTTTTATGTCTTTAATTTCTGACGGGCCAAACTCCCATCTTAATAGTTTTTTTTCTACTCTTGGATCATTTTGATCACAGCCGTTTTCTTGACAAAAAGCAACACAGTTACTTACTGCTTCTGATTTGGTTGTGTAGTCTTGTAAATTATCTCCCTTCCTATTATCCCAAAGACCTAAATCTTCAATTTCAGTCTCCTCTATACCATCGTGATCTTCTTTTGGAATATTAATAACATCTTGGTGAGTGACATACTTACATGACATTGCAGCCTTTGATCCATGATAAGTGCCAACTCTAAGGTCTTCTCCTTTGCCGAAGTAATCTACTAAATTTAAAACCCCAGGCGAATTATCTTTTAACCACTTACCTTTTGTATCCTCAAGTTTATACCCAATTTCTTTAACTTTATCATTACTCCACTTGGAACCATTCGCCATCTCTCTAACTTGGTGTGGAGTGATAGCATCAACTTCTTCTTTGGGTTTTGATACCTTTTCGTATTCACCTTTTTCTAATTTAGAAATAATCTTTTCAAGCACTTCAACTGATATATAACCTTTCATAAACGGACTCCCCCCATTTGATGCATTATAATACTCTGGATTATTCTTTGCATCCAAAAATTCTAACATTGCTTTCTCTTTACGAGCCATAACACCGGCATCATCATAGTCAACACAAACACATTTCCAATCATGGTCTGCAATATCTTTTAGAAATTGTTTTTCATTTGTTACCGGCGAACCAATGTATGTTCCATCAAATCCTTTAGTATCGAAACCGTAATATTTGTTTGGAGCTGGTTTATCAATTATAACCAAATAATTAATTGATGCATACTCTTTTGGTAAATCTACCAGAGATACAAAACCAAACTTTGAAAACTTTCCCTTTAAATCTTTAACACCACTAAAAGTAACAGCTGTTAAAAACCTTTGTGTGTCCTCATAACTAAATATCATACTCATCCAAAAAAGTCCTCTAAACTGCCTTGTGTTCCATAACTATCGTCAATCAACCAATTAATCTTCTCAGTAATAAACCGTATCGGTTCAACGAATGCCTTAGTGAATTGTATATCATAGTCTATTCTTTCCTTAATGTCAAGTTCCTTTGGAAAAGAAGTTATAAAAGAGAATGAGCTAGACTGATATATGTTTGGTTGTTTTAGATTTACAAATTTCACCTTATCTCCCTCTTGAATGTATGGATACTTACCAGAAAGTTTGTTCTTTCTAATCATATGATTATACAATATTGCACCCTTAACGTGCATAGGCGCACCCTTACCAAATAAACTAGACTCTCCAGTAAACTTTTCTATACCATTACAGCTGCGAGGAAAGGCAATGTCTTCTGGTGGTAATGTCATAAACTCTTTCCTAAACTCCTGTATAAAGGTATTTAGCATTTTCTCATCACCGTTTATTATGATCTTCAATGCCTCTTTGATCTTCTCTCTACATGGTGCAGGAGTAGATGATTTGACCGCCTCAATACCCATGATCTTCAGTTTAGGTTCACTATACCTTACACCCTCACTATCGTATACATTAAGAATGTACCTCTTCTTAGCAGTCCATATACCCTTGTCAGCGATAACCTCACGGGCCATGATCATCTTTTGTTGATATGCCCCAACCGTATCAGCAAGTGATTTATAAGATCGATCAATAAATGGTTCAATTTTATTAGTGGCAATTTTATCCAGAAAATTGACGATGGATTCAGTAGATGGGTTTGTATCTTTAAAAGATTTATGTACAAGTGTAT